GCACAGGCCAACTACATGCTGGATGACCTCGCAGACAGGCTGACCTCCAGCGGACATTACTTCGAGCGCAAGGGTTCCCCGTCTTTGAAAAAGAACGTGCGGAACGCCATCAGTTCTTGGAACCACATGCAACAAAGTCCGGGTCACGAGATATCCCTGAAGGAGGCCGTCAACATCTACGACCACATCTCCAGCGGAGAAGGGCGGCTGAAGCGCGGGGCCAAGAAGATGCTGTCCGGTGCCGACGAGCAGGACCTGTTTACGATATCAGTTCTTCGCCAGCACTTTGGGTTAGAGACTGCCGACGACACATGGGACGTGGCGCTGGACCGGATAGGCGACGAAGATCGGGCATACGCTACCGCATTGCTCAACAGAGGCATCAACATCTTTGAGAAGCCCAAGATCAAACTGTCCACGATCCATGGTGCAAAGGGCGGCGAGGCGGACAACGTACTCCTGTTCACGGACCTGTCAGGCAAGGCCCTCAAGGAGATGGAGAAGAACCCCGACGACGCTCACCGCGTTCTGTACGTCGGAATAACACGCGCAAAACAGAACCTCGTGCTCAAGATGCCCGAAGACTCCCAAAGGGGTTGGGCGATATGAGAGTTATTATTGAGAGCCCCTATAGCGGGGGACATCCCGACAACATCGAATACGCTCGACGCTGCCTGTGGGATTCTATACTGCGTGATGAATCACCCTTTGCGTCCCACCTACTGTACACCCAAGTGCTAGACGACAAGATATCGGAGCAGCGACAGAACGGTATGAAGCTCGCCCTCGCATGGTACGAAGTAGCAGAACTCTGCGCCGTCTACATGGACCGTGGAATGACGGAGGGCATGGAGAGCGGAATCAAACACGCAAAGTCACTTGGAATACCTATTGAAGAAAGGATGTTGAACAATGGCAGTGCCAGCCAAACAAGTTTTGGAGACAGCTTTAGATCTAATTGGGGGTGACCGTGCCGCTGACTACGGTTCGATGTGGGAGAACCACGAAAATATAGCCCGGTTATGGAACGGCTACCTGTACAATAAAGAAGGTGATCTGACTGCCGAGGATGTAGCCAACCTGATGGAGTTGATGAAGATCGCCCGACGAAAGTCGGGGACGCTGAAGAAGGATAACTACATTGACGGCGCAGGCTATGCAGCGGTGGCCTTTGAATGCGCTAAAGAACAGTATGATCGGAGCGTTGTCTCTGACCAACTGTCCCTCGAACTGTTGGCAAAGAAGTACCATGGAAAAGAATCTTAAAACTCTCCAAGAAGCCAGAGAAGACTGGCGCAACGCTATCGAAGGCGACGGGTCCCGATGCCCTTGTTGCGACAGGTGGGGGAAAATTTATCCACGTCATTTTAATGCCTCTATGGCAAGAGCATTGCTTTGGCTTGTCCGCCAAGGAGACGACTGGACCGATGTTCCGAACACCGCGCCAAGATGGCTCACGAGGACAAACCAATTGCCCACTGTCCGATGGTGGGGGTTAATCGAACGAAAAGAATCGGAAGACCCGGCAATCAAGCATTCCGGAATGTGGCGACCCACAGAACGCGGAACCGAATTTGCCTACGGTCGCTTATATATTCCGCGAGTAGTCTTCACATACAACGCCCAAGTTGTCCGTTTTGGAGAAGAAAAAATGCGCGTCGAGGAGGCTTTCAAGACGCACTTCGATTATACGCAAGTTATGTTGCCAGTCTCGCATCCCTCACAATTTGAATTGTGGGATTAAAGACCATGAAGAAGAATCTTAAAAAGCCCAAATGGGGCGTCAAAACCGAGTGGGTGCCAATTGAGCAGCTACCGCCGACACCCGAAGGCATCACGGAAATCGCTATTGACTTGGAGACCAAAGACCCACGGCTCAAGTCCCATGGCCCAGGATGGGCTACCGGCCACGGAGATGTCGTCGGGTTTGCCGTCGCATACGAAGGTTTTAACGCCTATCTGCCCATTGCCCACGAAGGTGGCGGCAACCTCGACCGGGGCATTGTCATGCGCTGGTTTCAGAAAGAGATAGCGAACCACCCGTCAGACAAGATCTTCTACAATGCCGCCTACGATGTGGGCTGGCTCAAGCGCCTTGGTATCGACCTCAAGGGCAAGATGATCGACGCCATGCTGGCAGCGCCGCTGCTTAACGAGAACCGGTTCAGCTATTCGCTCAATGCCGTATCCTACGATTACATGGGGCTGATGAAGTCGGAGGCTGCGCTGCGAGAAGCCGCCCAAGAGTTTGGCGTAGACCCCAAGGGTGAACTCTACAAACTGCCCGCCTGCTTTGTCGGAGAGTATGCCGAGGCCGACGCCCAGCTTACGCTCGACCTGTGGCAGTTGTTCAAGATGGAACTAACCAAGGAAGACCTCTGGCAGGTCTTCGACATGGAGACATCTGTCCTACCGATTTGCATAGAAATGACGTGGAGGGGTGTGCGGGTTGATCTCGACGCTGCCGAACGTCTCAAGCAGGACCTCCTCAAGATCGTCAAGGGTATCAAGTCCAGCGTTAAGAAGGAGACCGGCGTCGAGGTAGAGCTATGGGCCGCTGCCAGTATCGCCAAGGTGTTCGACCATCTGGACATACCCTATGGCCGCACCAAAACGGGACTGCCCAGCTTTACAAAGAACTTCCTCGCACAACACGAGCACCCCATCGCCCAGAAGATCGCCGAGGCGCGAGAGTACGA